ACAAACTTTGTTTATGGATTTATTAAAAGAAAGAGCAGAAACAGGTCGTATTTACATTATGAATATTGACCATTGTAATACTCACAGTTCATTTAAAGATAAAGTTTATATGTCAAACCTTTGTCAAGAGATTACATTACCTACTAAACCAATCAATCACATTGATGATGAAGAAGGTGAAATTGCTTTATGTATTCTATCTGCTATTAATCTAGGACTAATAAAAGAAAAAGAAGAATTAGAAGAACTATGTGATTTATCTGTAAGATCGTTAGAAGAAATTATAGACTATCAAAAGTATCCTGTCAAGGCAGCAAAGAAGTCTACTGAAGCAAGAAGAAGTTTGGGTATTGGTTATATTGGTCTTGCTCATTTTCTTGCAAGAAACAAAGTTAAATATAATGATAAAGAAGCTCTTACTGTTGTTGATGAAATTTCAGAAGCATTTCAATACTACCTACTAAAGGCAAGTAATAATCTAGCAAAAGAAAGAGGCGCTTGTGACTATTTTCATAGAACTAAATATAGTGACGGTATTTTACCTATCGATACTTATAAGAAAGATGTTGATTCACTTATTAAAAGAAAGTACAGTTATGATTGGGATGCTTTACGAAAAGATATCAAGAGCCATGGGCTTAGACATAGCACACTTTCAGCACAAATGCCATCAGAAAGTAGTTCGGTCGTTTCAAATGCTACGAATGGTGTTGAACCACCTAGAGACTATCTTTCTGTTAAGAAAAGTAAAAAGGGAACTCTGAAACAAATAGTTCCTGAATATAATAGACTTAAAAATTTCTATACATTATTATGGGATATGCCTAGTAATGAGGGATACATAAATGTAATCTCCGTTATGCAAAAATGGTTCGATCAAGCAATAAGTGGAAACTGGAGTTATAATCCAGAAAATTATAAAGACAATGAGGTACCAACATCAGTAATGGCAACTGATTTGTTGACTACATATAAGTTGGGATGGAAAACATCTTACTATCAAAACACATATGACGCTAAGTCAGATGTAGACGAACCTAACCATCCTGTCGGGTGGCATGATGATATAAAAGATGATACTAAAACCAGAGAGGAATTTAAAACAGATGAAGATTATGAAGAATATTGCGAGGCTTGTGCAATCTAATGGGTAAAGTATTTAACACAGAGCAAGTAGATTGGTTAAAACAACCTATGTTTTTTGGTGCAGAGCCTAACACACAAAGATTTGACCAACAGAAATATCCTATTTTTGAAAAGTTAAATCAACAACAATTAGGATTCTTTTGGAGACCAGAAGAGGTATCTTTACAAAAAGATAGAAATGATTTTCAACAACTATCAGATGAACAAAAACATATTTTTACATCTAATCTAAAGTATCAAACACTATTAGATAGTGTGCAAGGTCGTGGACCATGTTTGGCATTCTTACCTTTCTGTAGTTTGCCTGAACTAGAATCTATGCTTGTTGCATGGGACTTTAGTGAGACAATACATAGTCGTTCATATACTTACATAATGAAGAATGTTTATCCAGACCCAACAGCAGTACTAGATACAATTATTGAAACACCAGAGATTATGGCAAGAGCTAAAACTGTAACTGAAGCATACGATAAGTTTATTACATATGCTCATCAATATCACCTGAATGGTAAAGGCACAATGAGAGAAATGAAAAAACTTTTATATCTTACTCTTATTAATGTTAATATATTAGAAGGTATACGATTCTATGTTTCATTTGCTTGTTCATTTGCATTTGGTGAATTAAAATTAATGGAGGGTAGTGCTAAGATTATATCTCTTATTGCAAGAGATGAGAATTTACATTTAGCAGTATCTCAAAACATTATAAATCACTATAGAACAAAAGAAAACGATAAAGAAATGTTAGATGTCATGAAAGAAACTGAACAAGAAGTTTATGATATGTATGATATTGCTGTTCAAGAAGAAAAAGCTTGGGCGACATATTTGTTTAGAGAAGGTTCTATGATTGGTTTAAATGATAAACTATTAAATCAGTATGTAGAATTTATGGCAAACAAAAGAATGAAAGCAATAGGACTAAAAGGTGTTTATGATGCATCATCAACAAACAACCCATTACCATGGACTCAACATTGGTTAAATAGTCGTGGACTACAAAACGCACCACAAGAAACTGAAATAGAAAGTTATGTGGTTGGTGGTATTAAACAAGATGTAGAAACGGAAACATTTAAAGGATTTAAACTATGATTAAAAACCCAAACTTAAAAACTGTATGCGATAATTGTGCCGCTACTTATATTATTAAATATGATTTACCAGAAGATGATTATGTTGAACAATTTTGTCCATTTTGCGGTGAAGAACATCAAATTGTAGAAGATGAAGTGACAGATATTGATGAAAACTGGAACTAACTGGACATATCAAGGTAATATAGTTGAAGAACTCCCAAGTGATTGTGAAGCTTTTGTATATTTAATAACAAATTTAACTAACAATAAAAAGTATGTTGGTAAAAAGTTAGCTAAATTCAAAACTACGAAACAACCACTTAAAGGCAGAAAGAATAAAAGACGAGGCACAAAAGAAAGTGATTGGAGAACTTATTGGGGTTCATCAGACAAACTAACTATAGAGCTAGAAAAATTAGGTGAAGATAAATTCACTAGAGAAATAATGTATTATTGCCCTAGTAGGGGCGTTGCAAGTTATTTAGAAGCAAGAGAGCAGTTTGAAAGAAAGGTTCTAGAGGACGATGAGTACTATAATGGTATTATAAATGTCCGTGTTGGTGGTTCTCAAATTTTAAGAGAATCCTTAAAAAAAATATCAAAAGATTAATTTGTCTAAATAAGGATAGGTACAACCATATGGTAAGTACTTAATCCGAAATTTGATTTGATATCTCAAACTTCACAACACTAAGGCGTGATTATGACACAATTAAAAGTCCTAATAATCTTTGCCTCAAAGTGGTGGTATGATAATGTGTCTCATAGATACGAACCTTCAAAACACTACTTTAAAGGCATCGGTAGGAAAGAACAAAAGTAGAACAAAAACTATCTCATTTTCACGCCCAAGGTGTCTAAAAAGTGTTTCATATAGTGAAACAAATCAAATTATTTTCAATACCCCCTCAAAACCCTTGATTTTATTGACTTTTTTATTCCATTTTTTTTGGTTATTTGCTTGCAATATGACCAATTTCATGTATACTATATGTATATTAACAAAAAAGAAAGATACATTATGAATAACAACTTATATCAATCAAACACTAACTCTATGAACTACAAAAGACAAATGTCATCACTTGCTGCTGAAAGATTTTCACTTTCAAACACACCTTCTTTTAGAGAAGAATATTATAATGCTGTTAAAGTCAATAGAGAGAGAAGAAACAATCGTGTGAAATATAGTAACAACAGATTAAAATAGTAGATCATTTAGATATTAACAAAAAAGAAAGATACATTATGAAAAATCAAAAATATACTATATGTTATAAAAAACATGATACCAGAAGCTGGGATCGTGTTGTAATCAGTACTCACAAAAGTGCTGTTTCTGTTATCAACAAAATGATAGAGAGTTATCAATTCTCTGACATTAAAGTCTTTGACGAACACGATTCCTGTGTCAAAGATTGTCGTAAACTTGTCGATATATCTTCAATTCAATCTGACTTTTGTTTTGCAAGTGATTGGACTGTTCACATACCTAGAGGTAATTGTTAATATGTTTCATGTAGTTTATTCTAGACACTATTGGGATACAGAGGGTCAAGGTACTTTTGCAAATACTTGGACTTTATATAGAAATGTTGATTACTCTCAAATAAGTTTGATGAGTGATAAGTGTGTTGAATTAAAAGAACAAGCAGATAAAACATATGCTGAATATAAAACTACAAAAGATCACGAATCTGATCCTGATTGGTGTGTCATGTCTGAAGTTTATATCGTAGATGATAAAGATTATTTTAGAACCTACAAAGATGAGCATCCTGATGTTCTTAGTGATTCTTATTATGCTAGAGGCTTAGTTCCACAAGAAGAAGATTATTATAACGATTACGGACAAAAGTGCCAATTCTTATTGATAAAAGATTTTGATGAGACATACACTTGGTTCGGCAAAGATTGGACACAAGATATGATAGAAGCCGAATATAAACGAAGGGAAAATGTAAGTGAACTCAACTATGCTTGAGTGCTTGACTATTGATAAAACTTGTAGTATAATGAATCATATGAAAATTTTAATTGCAGCACTTGTATTTACATCTTGTACATTTACTGTTAAAGATACAGAAGCAAACGATTACAACACCGCAGTTATAGGTCACATACTTACCGAAACAATCAGAGGTACTGATATAGATGAAGAAGCTATAATGAATGCTGAAACTCAAAGATTAATTCACGCAATGTCTTTAGAAATGGTTTCAGTTGTATTTACATATATGCCTAGTATATTAGATGGTATATCTGCTGACATGAGAGCAAAAGCAGACAAGAATTATAAATGTAGTTTACAAAGCGATGAATATAAAAACAAAGATTGTAACTAATGGGATTATTTTATGTACATCAAGGTAGAAGTAAGAAGAAGAAACTACCTGAAACAGAAAGTTTAAAAAATGCTCGATTAGAGCATAGAAAGTTCTTATTCAGTAAAGGTATTGATCCTGATAAAAAGATTAATCCTAAAGAGTTTAGTGCAGTTGCAAACTGGTGGGAAACAACATCAGTTCAAAATCCTGCCGTGTTAGCTCATTCGGTAGAGCAGTTGATTTGTAATCATCAGGTGGCCAGTTCGATCCCGGCACACGGCACCAGTTTAAAACAAGAATCTCAACATAATTGGCGACTTGAAGAAAGTAAAAAGTTTACAGTTGCACCTGCCTATAATAAAGGTGCATATCAAGTTATTCCTAGATCAGAGGTAAAGGATATAGGTAGATGAAATACTTAATAATACTATAACAGGAGATACAGAATGACATTTGAATTACACAAATTACATAAACTAGATGATTGGTTAGAGGAAGAAGCATATCAATGGGTTCTCTCTGCTATAATTGATACATACAATGTAGAAAAACTTGATGACCTGACTGAAGCACAGATAGATGAACTGGCGGCCTATGTGAACACAGTCAATGAACGAGATGACCATATATGGTCTAACACTTGTGCAGACAGGCTTTCTGTATTAGCGATTGGTTCTATGATGGACCAATGGCAAGATGCAAATGATTCAGAGTATTGTTATGATAAAGGCTATAGGTGAATGAAATACTTAGTTATATTATTATCATTAATGACTATTAGTTGCAGTCAAAATCAAGTTAAGACACATATAGGTACAGGTGCTGGAGCTGTATCAGGATATTTGACTTGTCGTGGTATGTTAAATGCGAATGTAGAATTAACTGCTGCTTGTGTATTATTAGGGGGACTGTTTGGGTCTACTCTTTTTTATACAAACGATATGAATACACACACAGCAGTTTTTGTTGATACACTAAATACAGCACCAGGTAAAAGATCCCATACAAATTGGGGAAACTCTGCTAATGGTAATTGGGGATCTATTACAATTAATAGAAGTTATGTAAACGATTTCTATAGATGTAGAGATTATGAATCAGTTATTAGTATTGAACATTCTTGGCCAATGAATGGTATCAGTAGAGAAAGTGAAACAGGAACAGCGTGTCAAGAACCTGATGGTCGTTGGCAGATAATAGAGAGTACAAATTCGTAATGAAAGATCCTATTATGAAAGCATTTTTACTATCAACTTTATTATTAATCACTCTTATATTGATTGCTGATGTTGCTTTTAGTGGTGAGAAATCAGAATGGTTAAATAAAAATCCTTGTATGATAAAAATTGTTATTACATCAGTTGAAAAAGGTGACACTACAGTAGTTACCAAAGAAGAAGTGATGAAGTGTAAAGACGGGTATGATGGACCTAACTATTGGGAACTATTCGCTGCACACTATTATTCAAATTTGACAGTTCCTGCATATTGTAGGAAAGTGGCAAGACCAGATCACCCATTTAAGACACCTGGGTTGATGTGTTTAGATGAACATGGTGTCTGGGAGACTAAATAATGTATAAAATATTAGTTACAATAACTTGTATAGTTGTTTTAACAATACATTGGGACGAATTTACTAATAAGATTGATCTAGCAAAGATTCTTCAAGTTAGTAAAAACATAATGGTAGAAGTGAAGGAGTAAAAACATGAAAATCATATTATTAATATTAATGACTTTAGCCTTGGCAAATTGTACAAAAACAATGACAGGTAAATCAAGTGCAAATGCAACTTATAAAGTCGAAGAAGAGGGTACTAATGACGCTATTCTCAACAAAGTGCCACAATGGTTTGTGGATGCTCAAATCGAAAAAGGATTAATCACAAATCGTGATGCTGAAAATTATATTTACGGTGTTGGGTCTGGTGAAAGTCCTGATTTACAAATGGCGATTGATAAAGCAATATTAGTTGCTAAAGCAAATCTTGCCGATCAATTAGAGGGTGAGTTAAATAAAAGAACTAACTTCTATAAAACAGAAGAAGGTACAGAGGAAAACAAGTCAGTTGCTTCTACAATCGATCAAACTATTGTAAACATAATTGAGAAAACTAAAGTTCGAGGTTATGAAGAATGGCATAAATCTGTATTACAAACCCCTAATAATACCTATCGTGTATATGTAGGATTAAAATTTGGTATCGGTGATGCTAACAGATTAGCAAAATACATTTCTGATAATGCTGTTCCAGATATTGATATCAATAGAATCGAAAAGATGGCAGATGAAGCTGTAGATAGTTTAGTGCCTGGTCCTAGAGATGGTGAGTTATCATATTCAGAACCACTATCTGGTTATGATGATATACCTCTAGAGAATATATCTTAGTGATTACGGTTTACAGCAAACCTAACTGTCCATATTGTGAAAAAGCCAAGTATTTGTTAAAAAGTCTTGGCTTAC